GCTGTTAGGTTTATGCGGTGACCCTCAAAGAAGACCACCTGATAAACCCTCTGGCGCTTACTGTCCAGATGGTGAATGATTAGTGAATTTTATAGCTGACGTGCTTAACTTCTGGATTCCAGCACTGGCGGCAATCACCGCACGAGCCACCGTTTTGTGAGGCTGGGCACTGCACGCCTCGGCCTTGTGTCGCGTTGTGTACACCTGACGTGTTGCCAGCCCATTTGTTGGACTCTTGGTCAACCATGTCGTCGCTCACACGTACCACTGCATTTGCATGCTTGGTTAACGCTTTGGCACGTCTGGCTTCACGAGTTGGAATCCAATGCATGGTGTTAGGCGTGTTGTATATCGCCTCGCTGATCAGATCGCGGTAGTTGTCAGAGAACAGGTCTCCAGCACTATGCCACCTGAAGTGATCCTCTCCGGCCATTGCGATTGTGAAGGCTTCAACCCACGCCTGACGAACGCCCCAGTTTTCAGCCGCCAAGGTTGCCACTGCCAAGCGTCTCGCTTTAGCGTCTCGCGCTGGTTTCATTGCGTCATGGCCTTTGGTCGCATAGCACCCGCTGCAAACTGTACCAGCCACCATGGCAAGCTTATCGCCGCGTGGGCATGTTTCACGCGCTGGGATCGCCAGAGTGTAACCGGGCATTTTGCTGTTCTTTGACAGGCCGATAAACGCACGAGCCGTCCGCTTGTTTCGTGTGCCTTCGATGAATGCTATTGCATCCGCTTTGATGTTTTTCGTAGCGCCTTCGAAAATGGCGTGTAGTTTCATTGTGTCCGTCATTTGTGACGTGGCAATCATATTCATGATGTGATTCTCCATGTGGTGAATGTGAAGGTAAAAAAAACCGAAAGACACTCATTGAATGTCCTTTGGTTTGCCCCGGTATCGCCGAGGCTCGTGTAAGTTATACAAGAGCTTTTACAAGGGAGACGCTGTGTCGCCTCTTGAATGTAGGTTGACCGTGAAGGCTGTATCCCCTACCCGACTATTTATGCAGACTGCCGTTTCCTGCCCTCCCCCTTGTTATAACCCTGTATCGCCGAGGAGTGAAGCCATATTAACCACATGGAGAATGAGAGTCAACAGGGAGAATGTAAAATAATTCAAAATAAATGCAAATAAACCACTGAAAATTAGCTCAAGCCCTTATGTGGCGTGGCTTTCATGGCATTTAAAATAATTTAGATTAATTCAAAGTAATTCTATAGCTATGGTCAGGCCACTATAAGTAAAGCCAATAGATACCCTATGCCAGACCCTATGTGCAGCTCCCTATGTGGGCATTGTGTGTGGTCCCTATGTAAGACGTAAGGTGTGACCCTATGTAAGACGTGAGGTGTGACCCTATGTAAGACGTGAGGTGTGACCCTATGTAAGACGTAAGGTGTGACCCTATGTAAGACGTAAGGTGTGACCCTATGTAAGACGTAAGGTGTGGTGGTGGAGAAAACAACAGGTAGCACTATGTAAGACGTGAGGCAGAAAACAACAGGGGAAGAGATAGACACGCAGCAACCAAACGCAACCACACGCCACCTAATAAGCCCTTAATGTACACCACGTACACTATAAGACGCAAAGCCTACCCTATGAAACCTAATGAAATCAACGGCTTACAACGGATGAAGCATCCAGTGACGCGGAGAAACGGAGGGGGTACGGGGGTAGCGCGCGGGATCGAATTGGATCAAAAGGTTACACAGATTTTTTCTGTAATTATTAACCCTATGTCTCACACCGAGCACCTAAAGCTTATACAATACGCATCCCTAAGAAACAAAAGGCCTAATCAACCCTATGCTTGACGCAAGGACTCGCTCAGTCATCGCAAGGAAGTACCGGAAGCTTCTTCTTATCTATATTGTTACACTGGGTTTCATGATGTGGATCAGCGTATCACCTGTGACCTATAGAGACCCGGCAGACAAGCTGACGTATCGACCACTCCTCCCAAAGATGGAGGAACATGAGCAACACTCAGGGTCAGCCCTTGAGCCTATGCCTGTCTTACCTGAGTTTTAACTATAACTATTAAATACCTAGTAAGCTCTGGTTATCTTATGCTGAGTGCGGTAGCACGAAGCATACACCTAGTGTCTACTGAAGCTTCAGTCACCATTAAGGTTATGGTCATTAATATTAATCAATAATAGTAAGACGAAGGAATACCCCTGCGCTACCATAGCTTCAGTAACGCAGGGTTATCCTAGAGAGAGACACCATGTATGCTTAGATAACTGTATGTAATCCCCTAGCTATCTTTTCATATCTAGGGTGTGGGGTATCAAATTACACACTCATCCATGTCTCTTGAGGGATGTCGTACCCTACAACATACGCTGCTAGGAACTTTTCCATCTCCTCTTCTTGTCGCATCTTCTCCACCACAGAGCTTTCTGCATCCATTTGGTCGACCCAATAAGCCACAGCCATAGCCAAGGCATCGAGTCTATCATCATGACGTAGTGAACCACGGTCAGCTGTAAGTCTGGACAACTGGTGGAAACACGAGTAACTAAGGTCACGTTCACATTCCGCTAGGTCTGCTAAGATAACCTTAGGATCAATCACAAGTCGATGCTGCATCATCACAGGCTCAAGAGTATCGATAATACGAAGCTCTTTCTGCTGGTTCTGCCGTACCTCTTCGATGGAACACGGATAAATCTTCTGTAAGAACGGTTTGAGCAACTGTGCGAACATACCATCACCGAAGTTACTCTCGATGAGGATCATATTCACCCTGTGTCTCTTAGCGGTTAACGCTAGGTTCTTCAGTGTTTTCTCTGTGTACCCTTCACTTGTGCCGCCGATCTCAGGGACGAAGATATTACCTGCGTACATCTTAGCGATACACCAAGTCGTCTCATCGCTGCCTCTACCAGACGGGTCAATTACCATGACACCACCTGTGAAACTCTGTGACTCAGAGGAGACCCAGTGTGGCCTGTAGTATCTATCGCCTGCTAAGCCGACAGACTCTAAGTCTTTCAACAATGTTTCAGGGGATCGCATCAGTGTGTAATCGACAGGAGCTTTATTCTGGCCTACATCCATGATCACTAAGTCCTCTAGTTTCAGAGGATACTTATTGGCATCAGACAGTGCGGTGTTGAGCATGAACTGAAGCGCGAAGCCTGCCTTACCATAAGATAAGCGGCGTTTCTCAATGTCCACCATATCGAACCGAGAAGGCTCTGTGCTCGACCCAATGAGATTGGGGTCAGCATCTAGTGGCTCTGTGACAAACGGAGCAAGTGCACCTTTGTACGCCAGCCGTTCTTCATTAGTTGGGAATAGAAGAGGCCAAATACGGCACTCATAGCCTTTCTCACGCACAGAGTTGTACAGTGACATCTCAGTCTGCGGAGTACCCAAGTAGATGACACGGGGCTTCTCACGCATAGTACGCTTATCATATGGCTTAAGAATCGCATCAAACTCGGTCACCAGAGTAGCCAGCTTGTCACGGGCATCCTGTGTGTATGAGTTACCGGGAACCTCAATATCATCTGCAATAATTACGTTTGCACGAGAACCAGTGATCTGTCCTGTGATAGACGCAGATTTAACCGAGGGTGAATGGTCAGTCAGTGCAGGGCCAACGTCAAACGCAATAAGCGAATCACGCTGTCCAGCGGAAGGCATCAAGTGTTGGAGGAAATCTACTTCTGCAATAAGCCTCTTGGTGAAACTGGAGAAAGCATCAGCCCTCTCTTTGGTCGCAGAGACCACCATCACTTTGATTTGAGGGTCACGGTAAAGTAACCACACCACGAATGCGGAGGTTACAAATGACTTACCACAGCCACGGAACGCTTCAATAACGCAACGCTCTGGACCGTACTGGAGGTATTTACCGATGTCATACTGGAGGGGGGTTGGGTCTGGAAGTTGTAGGTGTTTCCAGATCATAAATAGGAAGAAACTGAAGTCTTCCCGAAGTCGCTCTTCGAGCTGTTCGTATGAAGCCATTAAACTCCTATAAATTCATTACGCATGTAAGTCTCCAAAGGAAGCCCTGCTGTTACACAGGGCTAGTTATGATTAACCGATCAGTTCAGCAAAAGCTGCAACAGCATCAGCGTGATCAACATGAACTGTGTCTTTCAAAGCAGTGATCATTGTGTCTACGCCATCGGTAGACGCTGTATTCTGAAACTTAGTTGTTACAGCTGCAGTCAGTGAGCCTAGCTGCTCACGTCGGTGATATGCGTCATTGAGAACGCGGGATACTTGATCATTTGAGTAAGACATAATGTTTCCTTATGGTTTTGGTAGTTGGAAGTGAGGCATGTCTACGAATGATTTCCATAAACCTCCCCACTCAAGTTTGATTTCCAGCTCATTGGCTGCTTGTAGGATTGCTGCTGCTACTATCGCTAGGTGTTCTTTCTCCCACGAAGCCTTGCCATCAACATAGGCATACACATCGAATGCGCGGCCTGACTGATGGTACGACTTCAAGCGGTAGCCATCACACTTGGATTTGTTGTCATGAAACAGCTCTGACTGACGTTCAGTCGTACGCTTGCCTCCATCGCGAGGGATACCGAAATCAATCGGTGTTATCTCAAGGGCGCGGCGAATGACAAGCTTTAGGCGGATGTCGATATCTTCGATACGAGCTTCACTTCTTGCAGAAAGCTTAAAGTTACTTGTTGTCATAATAGGTCTCTTCCCATGCCTTCACGATGTCATCATCGATGACTGTGTCGGAGCGTTTAGCCAGCCATTTGGCTAGACCGAAGAGTGCTTTTGCTACTACTTTCTCACCGAGAGAAGCCAGTAGGATGTTCTTGAGGATTACTAGTAAAACCAATAGGTCTCCTTAACGTCTGAATTGAGTGACGTTGTCTGATTCGTCGAATGACTTAAGACCGTCCGTCAACTTTTGTAGTGCCGGGTTATCGTTCTTAATGCCTGTGATGTTGTTATCTGCTAGGAACTTATTGATCGCGTTCATCTCTTGCGCTGTGATGCCGCCCTGCTCCAACAGGGTCAGCATGCCTTCAGCTTGTTTGCGGTGAATAAGATCGAACAGTTCCTCTAGGGAGCGTGTCATTGCTTCTTGAGGTTCCTTTTTGCGGAAATAATAGAGAGGTTGGATTTTCGGTTATCAAGCGCGTTGCCGTTCTTATGGTCGATGTGGTTACCATCACCCTTACGCACCCGTCCTGATTTAGCAGCATCACGTCTATTCTGATTGCGATTGCGTTGCTTCTTCAGTTCGGTTGCGGAGGATTTCCAGCGAAGATAGGCTTCCCGATTGCTAACCCCTTTAGGGTTTGCCATTCAGGCTCCTTTGAAGGATTTGATTACTCTCGGGATTGCGAGGCATAGGTTACAGGTCAGCAACACCGCCGTTCCAACGAAGACCCAATCTGAAAGGGAAAAACCGAGGAATGTAAGGCTGCTTACAGTAATGCCTGCAGGGAGTGTCGTTGTTTCAATCACATGTTTCGATGCTTCAAGTAGGCTGTTATGTGCTTCAGATGTAGGCATTTAAGTCCTTAGCGGAGCGTACGCCGTCTGCTAACAGAGTGTTGGATTTATCATTCACGAAGGCATTGTCAGGAACCCATGGAGTACCTGCAGCAGCCGGAATGTCATTGTCAGATGCGATCACGCACTCATCAGCCACAACGACCACATTCTTGAATACAGAGTACAGCGTGTTGAGGAACAAACTTCTGTTCTCAGCGGTACGGAAGAACACTCGGTGTGCTAAGAAGCCTGTCGGATTCAAGCGGCTCTTGTAAGCTTGGAATGTCTCCTTATGGAACAAGCCTGTACTGTGATCATAGGTAGCGTCCTCAGGGTCTGCAAAGATAGCATCATACATAGGAGACTCAGTGGCATTGAAGTACACCTCAGCGTCCGTCTCGATGACATTAACCTTAGCGTCCAGAGGTGGGCTATATGTCGGCTGGTGCGTTACGACTGCAGGGTTAATCTCTAGGACATCAACTTTTGTGACGCTAGTGATAGCAGCCGCTTCATTAGCATCCCTGCCTAAGCCGAGGCCTACAACAGCCACGTCTTTAATGCCCATGCAGTACGGAAGACAAGGCGCTACTACTGGGCCTTCATCACAACTGCGTGACATGAAGAGTCCTGAGAGGAACATTTCGGTATCCCCTACAGCATTCCGCACGTAGACGAGCCTTCCGTGTCCAGTGTCTTCCGTATGAAGCACTGTTCGTTCGGCCTTGATCGGGGCGCACTCTTCACGCTTGTAGGTAACACCTCCGTCTGCAGTAACGCCCATCACCAATAGCCACTCCCCGTTCTCGAAGCGAAACAAGCCCTTCTCATCTGGATACGGGACTGTGGTAGAAGAGGGAACACCTACAGTAGCTGTACCAAGCAGATAGCCTCCTTCGTCATAAATATAATGGTTCATTTTGGTTCCTCTGCTCTGATTAGGGCTTCAGCCTCTTCCTGTGACAGTGAGCCGTCCAGAATAGCTGCTGGGATGTGGTGGTTTAATATCGCCCCATTCTCCCATTCGATGATGAATGTTTTTGCTACGGGATCGATGCTTAAGATCGTGTAGTTCATTAAGATACTGCTCCTTTAATACGTGTAGAGTCATTTCCAGCTGTGATGGTGACTGTGTTTCCGTTCTTATCAATGGCCTTCCCTGCGGCTCCTCCAGCGGCATTACCATAGCTGCCATTACCTGCCGTGCCGGTTGCTCCGGGGTTCCCCCCATTACCAGCGTGTGTGCCACTGAATACAGCACCCTTACCACCACTTGATGCTGTACCCGCGCTACCGTTATAACCTGAAGGGCCACCACCTGCAGCACCGGGGTCATCACCAGCGCCGCCGCCTCCTTCTAGGTACACAACAGACTTACCACCACTTTTAGAAGCGCCACCACCGCCTCCGCCACCCCAGATATATCCTTGACCGTTGTCAATCGTACAGTCGAATTGGACCTTCAGTGCGTCAAGCCCCGGATTTCCTGCGTGGTATCTCCATACGTAACTCTTACCAGACCGAGTCTTTGACGTATGACCGCCTTTACCACCACGGCCCCGAATATAACCTTTGTTGACAATGAACAGAGTGGAACCAGCTGGGAACGTACCTGTGTCTACTGCATATGTGCCTGATGCACCCGCGCTGATGTCACCTTCGTTAATCCAGATGTACGTATCGGCTTCAGTAGGGAACCCGAAGTCAGACGCTATGTTCACTGCGGTTCTGGTTGAAGAGGATGTGTACTTGATACCTCCAGCCCATACTTCTTTCCATGTACCAGCATTACGTGCATGTATAGAGGAAACCTCCGTCCACACACCGCTAATACGAGCGTATGGCGTGAAGTCTTTCCACGCCCCACCATTTCTTACTTGTGTTGGCATACTACCTCCTAGTATTTAAACCAGAGGTCACCATCAACACCGCCTGCTGGATCACCTGAGGAGATCGTAATGACGGACTGTTTGACGTAATCACTGTCGTGGTTATGCGTGGAAGGAGGGTAAGTTGCAGGCTTACCTGTCACGTCTGCCCAATCGTGTTGGTGGGCGGCTGGAGCAAACGTAGCTGGTTTATCTGTGATTCCAGACCAAGAGGTTGTTCCTGCTGGCCCTGTAGCTCCTGCATCACCTGTATCGCCTTTAACACCTTGGATGCCTTGAGCACCTGTGTCACCTTGGATACCTTGTGGTCCTGTCGGTCCTTGCGGTCCTTGAGCACCTGTTGCACCTGTGTCACCTTGGATGCCTTGAACACCTTGTGGTCCTTGAGCGCCTGTTGCACCTGTTGCTCCAGTAGCCCCTTGAGAACCTGTGTCACCTTTCACGGACACTACGTCCCAGTAAGAAGCATCTGTTCCGGGAATTGTGTTCGTCGGGACATCTTGAAGTGCTACATATGAAGCTCCTTCGTGAGACACCCAATCCATTGCTACGTAATCAGCTGTGATAGCAGACCAAGCGCCTCTAAGGACAGGGCGTACCCGTCCGATGTTTAATGTTGCCATTAGTAAGTAACCTCTAATTCACCGTTACTATTAATTGTGAAGTCGTTATCGTTCGTATCGCCATAGTACTGGCACTGGAGAATCCCGGTTGCTGGATCAATCACGAAGCGGCCAAATGCCAGACCAAGTGCTGTCGGCCCTAGTGGCCCTTGAGTACCTTGGATGCCTTGTGGTCCAGCTGGTCCTTGGTTACCGTCTGGTCCTACTGGTCCTTGGTTCCCCTCTGGACCAGCTGGGCCTTCTGGGCCTTGAACGCCCTGTACACCTTGAATACCCTGAGAGCCTGTTGGACCCGCTGGGCCTGCTGGACCTTGTGCTCCTGTTGGACCCGCTGGGCCTTCAGGGATGTACATATCCATCTGTCCCGTTGCTGGGTCATAAGTGGCGTAGCCGCCTTGCCCATACGCGAGGTCATGCAGAATGATTGTCGCTGTAGCCAACTGATTACGATAAAATTCAGCTTGTGAAGCAGCCGCTTCTGCAGCAACCTTGGCGCTGTTCGGTGAAGTGTCGACATAGTACTTAGTGGCCGCGTCTTGCGCGTCTGTAGGATCACCCACATTCGAGATACGCTTCCCGTTCGCAGTGAAGTTACCGTCACTATTTAGTGTCAGACTTCCGAGTGCTTTATCGTATGCTTCTTGCATAGCGTGGAATAATTGAATGTTTGCATCATCCAAGTTCTTCTCTGTCAGTAACGCAGCAGACTCGAAGTCAACCTTTCGTGACGATAGGTCTGTCGTACGGGTGATCATCACCAAGGATGCCCCAGAAGGAGCTACAGCAAGAATCACTGAGCCTCCTGAGATATCACTTGGGGTTACTTCTGCAGAATCTACGTAGACTTTGATTTCGGTTGGAGCGGTATACGGGAAGGGAATTACAAAGTTTGTGGTCACTCCATCGCCGTTATATGACGCAGAGGATAAAGCCATGTGTTCTCCTTATTTAGTTGCCTGTGAGGCAGAGTTGAGAATCGCATCACCCCAGATAGTGTTCTGGAACGGGACGGCAAAGCGTCCTTTGTCGATTAAGTTTTCTTTCTTTGCACCGGGTACGTCATGGAGCATTGAACCGAAACGATCAATTGCGTTGGTTGAAGGATTAGAAGCCAGCCAAGTATTTCCTAGTCCAGATGCCCTTGATACAGGGATCACCAAGTCTGGCGCGATGTGTCCGATGGTTCCATTCCATCCTGTCACTAATGGACCGAGTGAAGGCGTATAAGCGGCCATGTTTGAGATTAGGCGGTCAGGCGCTAATTTCTCATCTAGCACTTCCTTACGTTCCTTTTCGTCCATACCTAGCGTTGAGACATATGTGCGAGCTACGTATCCGATACCAGCCATGATCACTGCGTACATATTGGTAAGCATGACCCGTAGAGCCTGTCCATTACGAGCAGACCTGATGTCAGCACGAAGATGCTTCGCGTAGGAATCAATAGCGAACTTACGGAACTGCATTGCGATGCGGCCTACAGGGTGCGAAGTGATCAAGGTGTTTTCCCCTGCAATCGTCTTCTGTACCTGACGTGCTCCATCGACTGTCATGGCATTCATCATGTCGTCGGCAGTCTGTTTATCCCATTTCTCAATATTCAGCTTCGTCACATTGCCCCAGAAGTCTGTCTCTGGTTTGTGTAGCTGCATCTGCGCTTTTATACGCCACCGTAGATCAGGACTCATGCCCATCTCATCGAAAGCCTTGCGTGACTTTTTACCTTTAATAAGGTGTGAGTAGAGATCATTCATAGAAGACTGAAAGCTGACCATACGTAACATTTTGTCCATAGGAGCTAGTAGGGATGCTTTAGCCATGAGTCTGGCTGAGCGGTGCATCAGCACTTCCGTCTTGTTTAACATCCCGTCAGTGAAGCGGCCTTCTTTAACACCTGTCTCATCAAAGCTGTTGAAGTGTCGGATTAAATGCTCGTCTCCAATGGAAGCGTTAAATGCGTTGACCTCTTTCACAATCGTGTCGTGCTTATTAACAGTACGGAAAGAGTCAGTCAGTATCTTGCTCATTGAAGGGAGCACCTTGAGTACATTACGCACCCGGTTCTCGCCCATGATGCGACCAAGCTCAGACATCGCAGAAAATGCAGCCTTGCCCATTGTCGTAAGGAAGTTGTATTTCATAAGAACACTTGCCCAGCGGTTGACCGCGCTGTCCATCTTAAAGCGGTTATGGCCGAAGACCTCACGCTTCATTTCTTCCATCTTTTTGACACGTTCGTCTGCTTTAGCTTTAGCGTCTGAAGCACCATTACGGATTTCAATTTCCTTAGCGTGTACAGTGCTCTTCATTTCTGCCCAATCTTTCGGGCCTTTGATCCCAAGCCTTTGAGCGAACGCAATGTTGCCTGTCATTTCATGGATGTAAGACTGCTGTAGACCGAGAGCGTCCCGGTTCATTAGGTCAGCCACACGGTGAGTACGTGCCCCTACTTTGATTTCAGCTGCCGGGTTAATGGAGATACGGCGTTTAGCACGATCAACGACATTCGCCTTTGATTTAGCTGTACGTGTTCCCATCGCTTTGGTGATAGTAGCCTTCAGCTCTTCATCAGATACGCCACGAAACTCATCGTCTTCCTTGAGCCATTTCACAAGAGAGTCTTCATCTTCCAGAAGCTCATTCAGGTGACGGGCTTCACTATCAGAGTTATTAAGCAGGCGGCGAGTAAAGCCGAACGCAAGACGCTTACGCGCTGCAATCAAGGACTCAATGTCAGCGATTTCTTTCGCTAGTGTATCCCCTGCTTCATCAGCTACATCATGAGCGGCATCTCGTGTGACTTGACGTGAGCTGTTGTAGTCATCGAAAGCAGCCTTGGCTTGGTCAAGATGTTCCGCTAGAGGGACTTCATCAACGTCATCCAAGCCTTTATATATTAGCTCCACCATCTGGTCTTCAGACAGAGCGTCCTCGCCTGTACGGGCAGCACGGACACCCGCATCATCCCATTCTTGCTTCATGTAATTAGGATTAACATCAATGTCTTTGAAGCCTCTCAGCTCAGCATCTTTGGCTCCTTGAAGCATCTCAGGGTTTTGCTTACGGATCACAGCGGCTGCTTTAGCTACGTCTGGACCATGATCAACACCCATGACGACAGCTTCCCAAACTTTCTCAGAGAGAGCGTTCAGTTCCTTCGCTTGGTTGATCATGCCTTTACGACCTGTGATCTTCTTGTTGGCTTTCTCAAGCTCTATGAAGGCGGTATTCACCTCACCAATAAAATGATCACGGCCACGAGCAGCCGTTGCTGCAGCACTGTGTGAGCCACCTCCTACAGCATCCTGAAGAGCCTTCTCAGCAAAGTCAGCATACTCAGAGTTGCCTGAGTTCTGTGCGCGTCCATAGTCATCAAAACGATACTTACCTGCAGTACTCTTCGTCTGAGCAGCACCTGCGTCTTTAGTCCCACCCTCTGCAGCTTTCTGTCCAATCTGAGAGGCAACATTCGCTGCATTCACCTCAGTCAGTGCATCAGCAGCCCGAGCAGCCTTAAGGGCCGTCAGGCCTTCAAAACCGCCTACGATAGCCAGCCCAGCAAGGAGATCAATGGTCATGTCCATATCACTGTAATCACTTACAGATTGATTCTTCAATGAAGCGTACGTGCCATCAGCCAGAGCCGTCTCAGCCAGCGCGATTGCTGCCCGTGTACGCTTACTGTTGGCTGTGAAACCCATCTTCACCAAGGAGGCTGTGAGACTAGCCATCCGTTTTGCTCTGGAACCTGCTAGTAGCACACCAGAGACTTTATCTCCAGCCACAATGCTACCTGCGACAGCACCTAGAAACGTAGGGTCACCAATCGCCATGCTCACGCTGGCAAGACCACCTTTGAAGCCATTCTCTTGGATAAGTCTACGGCCTGCGTTAGTGATGCTGAACTCTTCCAGCTGATCGTTCCACTCGTCCAGCGTAGCACCATCGTCAACTAATTCACGTAGGCTCTCCAGTTGGTCAACATCATAGCTGTCGTCCAGAGCTTTCCAATCGCCCTCAGTTGCCTTAGGGCGAGTCCTGTCGTAATCCTTAAAGACATTCGTGATGGACTCAGTGTCACGGAAAGCCCACTCAGTGTCCTTTGCAGCTCCCATTAACTCACCGAAGGAAGCGCCAGCTTTAGGCTCTTCCTCCGTTACTGGCTGTGGGACAAACGTACCGGGAGCACGTACTGCTTCTAACTCTCTACCCGTTTGGTCGTCTAAAGGGGTTATGAGTGTAGTGTTTTCGTTGTCGGGCATCTTCAATGACCTCCTCTTTCAATGTCGGCACGTTACCTTTGATCCACGCAGAGATATCCTGAACACGCACAAGGCTAGACGGGATAGTCAAGCCTCCTTTGTCACGCAGGAATACTTTCTCTGGGTTGTCGCTGATAATCAGTTCAATTTCAGTCAAGTCAGGGTTATCTGCTTGGAGTTCCTCAAGGATTCCCTCGCGGTATGCGTCCAGTAGGTCTTCGCCTGTCTTATCACCATACGGATTACCATTGGTTCCGACTGTCAGGTGTTCGATATGCGAACCAAGGACTGCACCGTTCAGATAACCGCCCCATGCTGATTCACTCATGATCTTCTGAGCGCGTACGGACATTTGATCTTCCGTCAGCTTCTCAGCCTCCCACTGCTTAAAGTGCGGATTCAGGAGCGATTCCAGTGACCCACGGTTCATCGGAGAGTCATCCCCAAACCATCGTGCAGGGTTGTACCAAGAGCGGTCCTTTGGATTTGACAGTAAGGAGTCCACAACACTTGTACGCGCCTCACGGAAACCTTCCATTGGAGGAGTCTTACCGTTGGCTTGGAGTGCTGCTACTTCCTTCTGCTGGTTAATGGCTGTTTCCATATCACTGAATTCAGCTGTACCTGCGATGGAGACATAAGCAGCGAAGTTGCCTTCAGACATGAAGTTCTGAAGATGCGCCCAGCCGAGGTTATCCTTAATAGCATTCGCGTAAGTCATAGCGCGTGTGAGCATCTGCGTGTTCGCTGGGTCAGCACTGGCTAGAGAGCCGAATGCTTGCGTGAAGTAGTCACGAGTAGCGCCTGATTGCTCACCGGGAATAGCTGAGAGTTGGACCAAACGTCTGACATCGCCAGAAGCAAGTGCCTTACGAATTTCCTCATCTTTCAGTTTCGACAAATCTTCACGGGACAGCTTTCTGTCACCCGCGATGCCCTTACCTTCTGCTAGCGCGTCGAGGTCAATGATCCCGAAGTTTTTCTTGGCTTGTTCCTCTACACCGATCTCTTCATACAGAACCTGCATATCAGCTTGAAGTGAGGCCTGCTGGTCATTCGACAGAGCTTCGCCCCACTTGGCTTGGATCGCTGCGAACTGCTGTAAACGCTTTGTTCGATCCTGAGTCTTCTTCGCGTACTTCAGAGCGACATTCGCCTCCATGTTGTACGATGAGTTGAGGCTCTTGATCTGCTGCGCCAACTTCAGCTCTTGTTCAGGTGTCCAATCACGGGAGTCTTTCAGCTCTGTAAGATACTTCGGTCCTTGCAGAATCCCCGAGGCTAACGCTGCTGTGAACGCATCGTCCTCTTGAACTCCTGATTTAATGGAATCTTCATAAGCAGCCAACTGCCCGGTAACACCTTCATGCTGTGATGCAGCCTGCTGCGCTTGTGAGCCTTCTGTTTCCAGCTTAGCGTACTCGTGCTTCGCCTTGCCTTGGCTGTACTGTGAAAGCACAGTGTTCTCAAAGTTAGCCTTGAAGTCACGGCGCATCTCAGGGGAGTCGAAATTATCCTCAATTTGCTTAAGGCCTTCCTTATACACAGCGGTGCGTTTGAACTCTTCGGCTGTCAGCTCCATCGACTCAGGCTTTGAGAGTTCTTGAAGAACCTTAGGCATGTGATCAGCCGCTAGGGTACGGGCTTTGTTATTTGCAGCTGCTATTGATGCTTCAGCCGCTTCGCCAAACTCACGTTGACGCTTCTGCGCCATGTTGACACCTAGCTGCTCAAGGACACCTGCGACCTGTCGTGATCGCTGCTGCGTATGTGCTACATTCCCTGTACTGGGCCGTACGAATGTCGACACGGGTCTCGCATTAACAGTACGTACTGTCATCGCCAATCTCCTCTTACATAACTACCAAAGGTTACAGGTTCCATACCTGCTATTTTCGCTTTGGATTGAGTGTCTTTGAATCCACCGTAGATAGATAAGCCTGTCTTGGCGATATCCATAGTGGGGTCATAGCTGGTCTTAGGGACGCTGTTGATACGGCTCTGAGCGCGTGACGAGGCTCCTTCCTTATCGAAATCCAGCTGTCGTCGTTGGCTAGATGCGTTATCATTTAGCTGTGTCAGGACCATGCTCAAAGCGTCATTAACGTCCTGTGCTTGGCGGTCCATAGAAACACCAGCAATGTTCTTACCTTTAGCCTGTAGTGATGATTTGGCCTGTAACGCTGAGATCGTAGCTTCAAGCTTCTTATCAGCGGTGATTTGGTCTTCTTCTCGTTGTCTTTCGTTCAACCCACGGTTTTCATAGGTCTGTGAAAGGATCGCGTTTTCCCAGTTCTCATCTGATAGCTCATTCTGAGCGTCAGCAGCTTGGGAGCCTGCGTACAATGAGATCGCTAGGCCAGCGGAGGCAACCCATGACATAGATGTTCCTCGTTGTCAGAGATGATTAAATCTTCTTCAAGTTTCTCTAGGTCGGTCTCGTCGCTTCGATGTACGTTCAAGATAATACAGTCCGTTACACAGTACACAGCCTTCTTAGTACCTGCTGGAGACTCGAAGGCTTGTGGTGCTGTTAAGGTGACTGTCTTACCGGGATCGCTATCGACCATAACCTGCAGCGTTCCTTGGATAAGGATATTC